GTAGCCCGTTTAACCGGCAGTGCGATGAGGTGCTAAAATGTGATGTGAGGGACAGTATTAGCCAAAGCGGTAACCCGACAAAGCGGATTGACTCTGACGCCGTATCGGTCATTCTCGATCTGGTTACAGATGAACCCGAAACATCCGCGCGCCGTCGCAGATTTGGATAGATGGAACAGGCTTGACGGCGAATTGCCAAAGTCGGTTGAATACAAGAAAGAGGAAAGCGGTTTCTTTACCGTGTTTAGCTATAACAGGACGCCAGACCATGAACCTACCGCCTGACATTCAGCTGTATGGAAACCCCGCATGGCGTGGCGATTGCCCTACAGAAACCGCCGAAGCGGTGACGTTGTTCCAAGCTATCCGCGCGCAATGGCCTAACACCTTGGGCAAGATCGCCGTGCACGTCAAGAATGAAGGCAAGCGACGTCATGGGCAAATCAGTTGGGACAAGGCGCAGGGCATGGTCACAGGTGCGAGTGACGTTTTTATCCCTGGCGCGCCTTCGTTTTTGTGCGAATTGAAGCGTCGAGACCACACGAAAAGCCGCATATCCAAAGAGCAGATTGACTACCTGCGCGCGGCGCAGGCGAATGGGTCTTTCGTTTGTATCGCGCTAGGATGGGAAGCGGCATTTGCGGCGGTAAAGGAATGGCACTCAAGGAATTGATGTTGGATAAGCATCTAGAAGACTTGCTAGAGGGCAGAGTTACGCCTGAAAAGGCTGATCCGCGCATCTTGCTATGGGCGCAGTTTATGATACACAAGAGGGCGGATCAGGTGTTAGCCTTGCCCACGAAAGAAGCTAGGCGCGCGGAGCTAGACACAATTCCTGAGACGATCCGGCCTTATGTTGAGAGGGAAGCGAAGAGCCTCTTTACACTGCGCCAAGGGCGTGCTAAGGGTTAGGTTAGATTGCAGGAGGGAAAATGTCAATCGAAGAATACCGCGCGTTTATCGCGTCTAGGGCGAGTGCGCCTATCAAGTCGGGATTTGATCCCAAGGCTTATCCTGACGCGATCAAGATACACCAGAAAGCAACGCTTGACTTCGCGCTTAATCGCGGGAAGTCGGCGGCTTTCCTTGATACGGGTCTGGGCAAATCGTTTATCGAGTTGGAGTTTGCCCGCCAGTGCGCTGAGGAAACCGGCAAGCCTAGCCTTATCTTGACGCCGCTTGCCGTTGCTGGGCAAATGGTGCGCGAGGGTCAGAAGTTTGGCATTGATGCCCGGCAAATCCGAGAACAGGATGAAGTCGGGCAAGGAGTCATGGTGGCAAACTATGAGCGGTTGCCGAAACTTGATCCATCATCGTTCGGCGCGGTTGTGCTGGATGAATCGTCAATCCTAAAGTCGTTCGGAGGCGCTACTGTGACGGCGCTAATGGAAGCGTTTAAGAATACGCCATTCAAGCTGGCGGCAACGGCAACACCCGCGCCGAATGACCACATGGAACTAGGTCAGCACTCGCAATTCCTTAACGTGATGCCTAGTAACGAGATGCTGGCGCGATGGTTTATCGCTGATCAAAAGCAGATGGGCAAGTATCGGCTTAAAGGCCATGCCGAGTGTCCATTCTGGCAATGGATGGCTAGTTACTCGCGCTGCGCCACCCTTCCTAGCGACCTTGGTGGGGATGATACCGGCTATGTCTTGCCGGATGTTTTCCGCAAGTTGCACGTTGTCGGTGCTGATCTCTCCAAGGATACTGACGGCGCGTTGTTTCGCATGCCGGAAATGTCGGCAACAAGTTTCCACAGGGAGAAGGTGTTGACGCTTAGGGAACGGTGTGAGCGCGCGGCAGAGATTGCCAACGCGACTGATGCGCCTGTGACTGTATGGTGTGAACGCGACGATGAAAGCGCATTGCTAGCATCTATGATCCGAGACGCCCGCGAAGTGTCTGGCAAGATGACGCCAGAACAGAAGGAAAGCCGACTGCTTGGGTTTGTTGACGGTGACTTTAGGGTTATCGTTACTAAGCCGAAACTTGCCGGGTTTGGGGTTAACTGGCAACACTGCGCCCATGCAGTGTTCGCCTCGATTAGCTTTAGTTACGAGCAACACTATCAGGCAGTCCGACGCTCTCACCGCTTCGGGCAAGGTAGTCAGGTTAGGAATGACGTTGTTATTTCAGACACAGAGGCAACTGTCTGGCAAACGATCTTGCGCAAGAGCGCTGACCATGACAAAATGAAAAACGCCATGCGCCTTGCCATGCGAGAGGCTCAGGGGTATGCAGGACTTAGGATTGCGTATGGCGACCGAGACAAACTAGAAATGCCTAAATGGCTTTTGGAGAACGTGCAATGACTGACAAATGGGAAGGCCGCAACTGGGCGCTTTACAACGCCGATTGCGTGGAGTTTCTAAAGCAACTGCCAGATGATTGCCTTGACTTTTCGGTATTTTCCAGCCCGTATTCATCGCTCTATATCTACAGCGATAGTGAGCGCGATATGGGCAACGCGGCATCGAATGAAGAGTTTCTTGTCCATCACGGTTATTTTGCCCGCGAACTGTTCCGCGTAATGAAGCCGGGCACTGTTATCTGTGATCACGTCAAGGATACGGTGTTTTATCAGGGGTCAAGCGAAACGGGCGAAAGCGGGCTTTATCCTTTCAGCGATGAGGCGCTGCGCAGTTACCGCAACGCTGGGTTTCAACTTCGCAGCCGCACGACTATCTGGACTGATCCAGTTCATGAGCGAAGCAAGACGAACGCGGAACGGCTGCTTTACAAGAATATCGGCGAGAATAGCCGAGTTTGCGGAACTGGGATGCCTGAGTATGTTTTGGTTATGCGCAAAGATAGCCGAGGCGGCAAGGTTGGCGAACCCGTCAAACATGCCGTCAACAAGTGGGGTGATGCAAAGTGGCAAGAGGACGCGCTTGATATCGGACGCGAACACGCGGCCAAGCTGCTGAAAGAGGCGATGATTGATGGTGTGTCGGATGACTTGGTAATGAAACTTGCGGAGGCGGCTAAGTTTCCGCTTGATCAGTGGCAAAAGTGGGCAAGTCCTGTCTGGATGGATAACCACGCTCAGGACGTCCTTAATTCGCGTTTCCGTGGCAGTGACCGCGATGAGAAGCACCTTTGCCCCATGCCGCTAGAGTATATCCGCCGATGCATGACGCTTTACAGCAACCCTGGCGATGTGGTGTTTGATCCGTTTAGCGGCATCGGATCGACTGGTTTTACTGCGGTCAAGATGCTTAGGAAGTTTGTCGGGACTGAACTCAAGCCGGAATATGCTATCCAAGCCGCGAAGTTTATCCGAGAGGCGGAGGGCGGGAATATGGAGTTTGCGCTGTAAATCCGCTTGACACAGCGCCTAACCCAATGTAAGCCATAAGAGCAACACAAGGAGGGAACCTTGCAATACTCTGACGTAACGCTGACAATCAACGCGACACTGAGCGGCAACGTGTATCGCGGGCCAAGCGGTAATTTCCACGAAGACGCGGTTGACGATGTGGAAATCCATTCGCTGTGGATTGGCGATAAAGAATACACGGAAACGGAACTGATTGCGCAGTTTGGTATTCAGGGCTGCAACGCAATCAAGGAACTGCTGTTTAGCCAAGCGGAGGACTGGGAATGAAACTGACGATCCAACCAAACCGCCAGCCGGTTGTTACCGGCAAGGGCTTCACTATTCGCGGCGCTGCTGCTTATGAGGTTTTCCAATGATTAGCCTTGTCGGACATAAAGACCCTGCGCGAGTGTTGCGCAATGCGGTGCTTGATGATGTTTCGCCAGCCAAGAAAGGGACTGAAATCGAGTATTGGCGCGGTGCAACTGAACTTGACCCGGTTGATACGCGCAAGGCGGTTTTCATCGCGGCGAGTGAGCTTGCTGCGATGGGTCGGGTGTTCCTGTATCAGCGGCTGATCAGTAGCGGGAATTACAGCTACATTGCGAAGGTGATTTGAGATGCAGATTGAAGTAGGCAAATATTACCTGACGCGCGATGGGCGGAAGGTTGGGCCGATGGCGTCCACAGAATGGAAGGGCCTTTTGGAAGGTGGAGATTGGCTTTTCAATATTTCAGATGGAAAATCTGGAGATAGGGATAGCGAAGATCCTTGCATTCCAAACAACCCTTCTCTAGACCTAATCGCCGAATGGACCGATGATCAACCCGGACCCAAGCTATCCAGCGAAACGATTGACCTTATCGCAATCGACAGCCTGCGCTGGCACTACAAAGAAGGCGAGGACATGGAGCCGCTGCAACGTGAGGCTTTCAGGATTGTGTTGCGGTATTATGGGGTGAGTGTGTGACAATGGATGGAGATGGAAAATTGAATACGTTTGAAATGACGCAAGACGAACACGACGCATACACCGGGCTTCGTATGGCGCAATATCTTGCTCACAAGACCGCAACTGATGCCGGATGGTATACTGACCCTAAGACCGGCCAGCCAATTAAGCGCAACTTTGGCGAGGTTGTCGCGCTGATGCATAGTGAATTGTCAGAAGCGCTTGAAGCTGACCGTAAGGGGCTGAAAGACGACAAGCTTTCCCACCGCGACGGGCGAGAGGTTGAGTTTGCAGATTGCGTGATCCGCATTTTTGACACTTGCGCGGCACTTGGGCTAGACTTGGCTGGCGCGATTATCGAGAAAAACCGATACAATCGGAACCGTGCGGATCACAAGCTTGAAAACCGAGCGCAAGCTGGCGGTAAAGCATACTAAAACACGGGCCACGCTTTTAGCGTGGCTCTTTTAACCTTAAACGCGGAGACAAAGGCCTTGGGTCAACTGGGAATTAACAGCGGAAATAGCGTATTTAGGTCTAAGTTTTCGCAGGACATTTTCGCTTTCAAATACGCGCATGAGGGCGCGGAGACTTGGGGCGAATTGGCATGGACGCTTGCCTTTGATGTGTGCGGCGACCTTTTGCCGAAAGAAACGATTGAAGAAGTCGCCATTGCAATCGAGCGCATGGAGTTTATCCCAGGCGGGCGGTATCTGTATTACGCCGGGCGCCCGAACAAGTTTTTCAACAACTGTTTTCTGTTGAAGGCGGAGGAAGATAGCCGCGAGGATTGGGCTGACCTTTCGTGGAAGTCCGAAAGCTGCCTTATGACTGGTGGCGGGATTGGGATTGACTATTCCGTGTATCGGCCAGAAGGTTCGGCCATTTCCCGCACGGGCGGCAAGGCAAGCGGTCCTATCCCTAAAATGAACATGATTAACGAGATTGGCCGCCGAGTGATGCAAGGCGGGTCCAGAAGGTCTGCTATCTATGCCAGTCTGAGACACAGTCATGCGGATGTTTTCAAGTTTCTGGCGTCAAAAGACTGGCATAGTCTGCCAGTCGGGACTACGGGATACACCTATGCCGATGTTAAGGCGCAGGACTTCAACTTCCCCGCGCCTCTTGATATGACTAACATCAGCGTCAACTATGACACGGCTTGGCTTGACCATTACCGCGCGACGGGCGACGTTGGCGATGTGTTCCGGCAGAACGTGTTGCAGGCTTTGAAAACCGCTGAACCTGGGTTTAGCTTCAACTTCGGCAAGCATGAGAACGAA